TTTGTAATTTGGATTATGCATCAAACTTTTCTGTGGAGCAGATAGCTAGTAAAGTTAAACTTTTAATTAAAAAATAATAACCTAAAATGGCTTGTTCAAATTGCTATAACGGGTGTGCTGAAATTGTTTCAGATAGATGTGTTAGATATACAGGCATTGATGTTCCTCTTCTGGGTATTCAGAATGGTGACTCTTTGTCTTTTATTGAAGCCACTTTGATAGAATTTCTCACATCAACGATTAACGGTGAAGGTGTTAAACCTATCATCGATCAAACAATTATATGTGAAGTGGTAAGTAAATATCTTCCTGATTGTGGAGAACTTACACTAAATGCCTATCTGACAGCTCTAATTAAAGCTGCTTGTGATTTACAAACTCAAGTTACAGTTCTTGATGGAAGAGTTGATGTAATCGAAGCTAGCTATTCAATAGGATGTCTAACTGGTGTAACTTCTACATCTGGAACACATGCTATTCTTCAAGCAGTGATTACAAAACTGTGTGCTTTGGATGTAGCGTTAGCAGCACTTGCTCTTGATGTTGATGTTAACTATGTAAAGCTTTCCGATCTAGACACTTTGATTCAAGCCTATCTTGACAGTACAGGTGGTTCTACACAGTATTATAACAGAATGGTTCCCTACACTGTAGTGGAATATTATGGAGTTCTTTCTAATTTTGATATTACAGGTGCAGGTCTTGGAGATTGGGACAAGATTTATTTGTGTAATGGTCAGAATGGTACACCAGATAAACGCGGTAGGGTTCCTGTTGGAGCTATACAACTTGTTCCTGGAGGTGTTTTAGCAGCTGCTGTTAATCCTGCCACTCCTACTAATCCTAATTATGCACTTGGAGATACGGCATATGGAGCTAACAGTGTAGTTCTTGATGTTACGCAAATTCCTTCACACACTCACACTCTTACAGATCCTGGTCACACACACACGTACGAGGGATCAATTCAACCAGGAGGTGGTGGTGAATCTAGTAGAGATGGTGTTCAAGCAACTTTGACTACTAATTCATCCACTACAGGAATAACTATTGCTTCTGCAGGAGGTGGACTTGGTCACTCTAATATTCAGCCAACACTTGCTTGTTATTACATAATGTATATTCCTTAATCTATTAAATCTACAATAAATGGCTTGTGTACCAGGTTCTCCTTGTAATCCTGTTGTTGTTAACTCTGTCTATCCAAAGAAGTGTAACAATGGCTGGTTTGCTGGATATCCAATAAATTCTAATCTTATTTGCTATAATGGTCCAACTTTACCAAATACAGGTGTAACAACAGGAGATAACTTGAATGTGGTTTTAGAAAAGATTGATAATGAACTTGACCCTGTCACATTGGTTCAGACTATTCTTCAGACTATTTTAACAAACCCTTCATTGAATGTTAGCTTTTGTAATTTAGTAAACAATTGCACATATTATTATACAAGTACAACAACAACCACCACTCTTCCTCTTTAAATAGATATGTAGTAAAATGTTTCGTTAATATTAAAAACCCTGTTTTGTTGGTTTTACAGGGTGTTTCCCCTGCCCTTTCTAGGGTGGGGGTTTTATTTATAATCAATTTGATTACAATAGATAACTTGTTCAGTTAAATAAATTTGGAGAATTTCAAAAACATTTATACCTTTACTGTAATTTTAACCAAATTATTGAGTTATGGTCGGCAACCAACACCTTTTAAATCAGCTTCAAAACATGCTGAATTGGAAAAAGAGCAAGAAGTTTTATGCTGATAAGTTAGGAGTTACGGAAGCTGAGGTGGATGAACTGTTAAAAGAACTTAGAAATAGTACAAGTAGTATAAGTGATGATGCTGAGGCTTCTAGTTACATGACTGAGCTAGAAGATGCAATCATTAAATATCAAGAAGATGTATCTAAAGGAATTGGTGAAGTGGTTTTCAATACTCCAGATGAGATTAAATCTTTGGAAGAACTGATAGAAAAGAGTAAGATTGACACATCTAAATGGGAAATAACTAAATACGTCCAGAACTATTGGGGAAATTCTAAAACTCCTCATTGGCAGGTTAAAGCCTGGATGGCTAAGAAAACTAGTGAGCAACTGTTCCAAGACTCATTTGTTGAGTTTCTCAAAGAGTATCAGCCTAAATGTTCAGAAGTTAAATTGCGTGAACAAAATCCTGATAAGTCTTTAGCATGTTTGATTATCAATAAACAAGACTCCCATCTAAATAAATTTGATGTAGATGGGGACAATGATATAAACAAAAGGTTCTCTAATATTCTAAACAAAGTGGAGATCATTGTGAATCAAGCTAGCTTGTCAAATTACATGGAAAGTGTGATTTACATTATAGGTTCTGATGAATTCAACAGTGAATTTACAGGAACTACAACTAAAGGAACTCCACAACAGAACCTTCTCACCTATCATGATTCTTTCGAGAGGATTTGTAATCATGAGGTAGAAATGATAAAGATGCTTCTTGAGAATGTAGATGATGTACAAGTTGTCTATGTAGCTGGAAATCATGATGAGTTTGTGGGATGGCATATGATTAATTGGTTAAATGCATACTTCAAAAGTAATCTAAGAGTTACATTTGACTGTTCTCCTAGATACAGAAAGTATGTAAGTTATGGAGAAACAGCAATGATGTTTAATCATGGCGATGCTATGAAGCCTGCAAAGCTTGCTAGTGTATTCCCAATAGAATTTAGAGAAGAATGGTCAAACAACAAGAACTTCTATATATTCACTGGAGATAAACATCACGAGCTAAGTATTGACTTTGGTGGAATTAAGTTTTATCAAATACCTGCATTCTCTAATGCTAAGAGTTCTTGGGATGAGAAAAATGGTTACACAATCTCAAGAGCTGAAGTTACAGGATTTCTTATAGATTTTGAACAAGGAATGACAAATATATTCAAACAGTATTTATAATGTCAACATTAAGAAAATTAGTTTCAGACGTACGTTCTATGCATAAGCTGTTGTCTACAGACAACCTTATCACTGACAGAGCTGTGGCTTCTGAAGTCAAAAATAATGCACTCTTGTTAATCAAGAGAGAAACAAATCTCAGAAAGCTTTGGGCTACTGACACTTTGTTTACAACCATTCCTTGTTTGGAAATGGTGGAAGTTCCTATTTCCGAATGTTGTGATTTTGTTGATCCTTGCACTGTTGCAAGAACTAGATACAAACTTCCACGCATAGCTGAAGGTAACTATCAATATATTATTCAAGGTGTTTATTCTATAAATGCTTTAAGTGGAAGAGGAACTAAGTTTAAAGAGATTACAATAAACAGATATGTAAATCTTATAAAACTTCCCATCATAAAGAGAGAAAGTTATTTCTGGATTATGAATGGTTATTTGTACATCAGTAATCCACTTATTCAAGCTATTAGAATTTCAGCTTTGTTTGAACAAGATGTTCCTAATGAGATTATGTTTCCTGAGTGTGGATGTGGTGGTATAGAATATACTGATTCAGAATGGTGTAAAAACCCTCTCGATAAACCTTATGCTCTTCCTGGGTATTTGGAAAAACAAGTTTTGGAACTAACTTCTCAAAAGCTCCTCACTACATATTTTAGACTTAAAACAGATCAAACTTCAGAAGGTGTAGATGGGCAAGCACCTAATTCAACAAATACCCAGTAATGAGAGTAAAGATAGATTGGAGAAGTTCGAGTAAAGATAACTACGTTAGTTTTTGTAAAAAGAACCCATCAATAAAAATATCATTTGATGAATGGAAAAATATCATCTATTCATTCAATGAGTCTTTCAAAAATTACATATTAGAGACAGGCGAGAAAGCAAAACTTCCTTTTGGGTTTGGTGAATTCTCAATCAACAAAAAGAAAAGAAGGAAAAGAAAAGGACTTAATGATGAGTTTGTAAATCTCCCCATTGATTGGCAAAAGACCAAAGAGAAAGGTAAGGTGATTTACAACTTCAACTATCACACTGAGGGATACTTCTTCGGATGGGTTTGGTTTAGAGAAAACGTAAGACTTAAGAATTCAGATCTTTGGTACTTTAAACCATCAAGAACCACATCCAGACTCCTGTCTCATTATATAAAAACTAATGAAAAGTATCAGCACATCTACAGAGAATGGAAAAAATAAACTATGTCATACTATTATAAATATAATTTCACTTCACCAGAAGTTGTCTACTCTACAGTCAAAGAAGAACTTAAGTCTTATTTTGACACAGGTGCTGTAGATGATTTGATGTTTCCTACATATTTGGACAAGTGTTTAAGAAAGCTTGGAAGAACCACATATGTAATTAGTGAACAACCTTTGTATATTGATGATTTTCAAGCAAGGCTTCCAGACAACTTTTATGCTGTAAGAGAAGCTTGGATGTGTACAGAGATTCCTCAATATCCTTACCAGTCAGCCAATTCATTCTATTCTCAGGCTGCTGATGTTACAACTATTCAAGTGAGTCCTGTAATATCTGGAGGACAGCCCTGCACAAATCTTGAATGTACAACAGGATGTCCTGAGTGTATGCCTGAGTTGATACAAGCTGTTTATAAAACAAATAACTCTATAGCCAGATCTTACGAAAGGTCATATTTGTTAAAACCAGGTAATATATCTGCAAGACAAAACTGTAGTGTAGAATATAACAACAACTGGGAATTCTATCAACAGGCACCTCCTCTACGTGAGTTCACTCCAGGATCTGCTGGTTATGATTCATTTGACATTAGAGACAATAAATTTGTAACAAACTTTAGAAACGGAATAGTGCATATGATATTCTACTCTACAGAATATGATGCAGGTGGAAACCAAATGATTCCAGACAACTTCCGTATCAGAGAGTATATTGAAGCATTCATCAAATATAAAGTGTTTGAAACTCTGTCTAATCAAATAAACGATGAGACGTTTAATCAAATACAACAGAAGTTAGGTTATTATAAAAATCTCGCAGATGAGGCATTCATCATGGCAGATATTGAGATTAAGAAGCAGGATGCTTGGACAAAACAAAGGAGAATCAAGAATGACCTGAATAGGTTCAACATGTACGAGTTACCAAACAGAGTATCCAGATATGGTTGGAGACGTAATAATTAACAATGGCTGATCAAAGACAATCAAATATTATTCAAGAGAATAATGTTGCAAGAACAGGGCTGAACATGGATCAAACTTTGAACCAAGTTCAGAAGGGACAACTCACCTATGCCTTGAATGCAGCTGTGGAAAACTATGACTCAAATTCTGTAAACTATCAGAATGAGCCAGGTAATGAACTATGTTTAAACTTTCCTGAAGAATACCATTTGATAGGAACTCATTTTATAAATGAGCAAGCTAAGCATATATTCTTTCTAACCAATCCTAATACAGGAGCTTCTGAGATTGGTTATATGGATAATAATGATTGCATATATCGTAAATTCATTAGTGGGAATTGTCTAAACTTCAACATCAACTATCCAATTCATAAGTCTGTACATAAAATAACAAATTGTACAACAGAGATTTATTGGACAGATGGACTTAATTCTCGTAGGTATATCAACATTGATGATGTCACCAAATCATATAAAATAGAACCTGGCACAGATGTTTGTGACAACAGAACCATACCAGAACTTGATTGTAACAAGTTAAAAATTCAACCAAACTTTAACATCCCAGCACTTGATGTAGTTGATGTTAACAATACAGGAAACTTGACAGCTGGTACATATCAGTTTGCAATACAATACTGTGATGCTGATGGAAATGCTTACACATCATATTATTCTGTAACCAATCCTACACCAATTGCAAATCCTCAAATAATTACACCTGACTTTAACTATCCTGTTGGTAAGGCTATTATATTGGATATTTCAAACATAGACGTGACTGGTTACTTCCAGTATTACAACCTTGCAGTGATAAAAACTGTAAACGCCATCACTTCTGTTGAGCTTGTTGGAACTTATTTTATTGATGACTCCACTAATCAAATAACATACACTGGTCAAAATCAAACACAGATTAGACTCACTGTTGATGATATATTTGAGAAGTTTCCATATTATGACATTGCACAAGACTTGACAGCTGTTCAAGATGTTCTTGTTTGGGACAATCTCACATCCATAGACAGAGTGAATTATCAAAAGATTGCAAGTCAGATAAGTCTTAAGTGGCAAACTTACAAACTCCCTGCAAATGAAGATTATGCAGATGAGTTAAATGCAACCAATCTTAGAGGTTACCTTAGAGATGAAGTGTATGCATTTGAAATTGTATTCCTTCTTAAGAACGGTAAACAAACAGATGGTTTTCATATTCCTGGTAGAGACATTAGCTTTACAGAATTAGTACAACCAAATGTTCCTAGTACCAATCCTGACTTTATAGGAAGTGGTACAAGTGCTCCTTATTGGAAAATATACAACACAGCTTCTGTAACTGGACCAGCTACAGGTGAAGATATTGGAAATGCTACACCATATGAATATGGTGAATTTGCATATTGGGAATCTACAGAAGTCTATCCATGTAATGAAAATGTTTGGGGAGTTCTTGCGAACAAACCCATCAGACATCATAAGTTTCCAGATGTTCTTGTAAGTCCTATATTTGAAAGTGGTCAGCCTACAGTTGAACTTAGTGGTAAATACACTAATTTAAAAATTGAGGATAGAGCTATATTCCCTATAGGTGTTAGATTAGATTCTACTCAAGTAGAAAGTTTAATTCTTACATCGGATCTTACACAAGAAGAAAAAGATAATATTGTTGGGTTTAAGATT